ATCTGGTAAATGCCTTTCGAAAGGCGCGCCGAAGTCACGGCGGTGTTGCCCTGCGTGACAAAGTCATATGTGGCGCCAGTTGCGCCGAGAACGTTGATTGCTGCTCTTGCCATGATCAGATCGCCTTCAATGTGCCGTCGGCGGCACGGGTGGTGTTCGTGCTGTCGTAGATTTTCCGCCAGCCGCCGGGGGCTCCATCTGCGAGCACGACGCGAGAGAACATCTCACCGGACAGAATGTTCGTGACGAGCTGGCTAGTTCGATACCCTTCGTTGTACTTGATCGTGAGTAACGTCGAGTACGGTGCTGACGGCGGCGCGTCGACGTTGCCGCCTGTTGTCGAGAACCCGCACTTCTGAACAAGGCTCAGCGATTGCGATGCTGGAGTCCCGGCGGCTGGCCCGAGCAGTCCGCCAGCGCCGACCGCCATGATGTTCCCCGGTGCCTCACCGATGGTTGCGGTTGCCGCACTACTGAGGCCGAGGTTTATGCGCGCCTGCTCTTTAGTAGTCGCTCCTGTGCCACCTTTTGTGATCGGCACAACGTTCTCGGTGGATACTGAGCCGAGGCCGGCAATGGTCGCGCCGAACTGCTCGACAAGCTGGCGCAGGCGGTCGGCCGACTCTTTGACGTAGCCCTGCATCGGCGCTAAAGCGTATGTACCAGCGGCGTTGGTTGCCCCCTGATATGCAGGCGCAATCGACATCGCCGTATCGCTTGCAATGTTTGTAACTTCATACCAGCTACCATCCGGACCGCGAAAGGCATCCCCCACGCGTCCGTTGGCAATGAACGAAGTTCCAGTGCCGATTACAGCATTAGAATTTACAGTGACAGAAACCGCCCCTGACTTATACCACGGCATATCCACCTCCAAATAACCGAAAAAAGCGAGTTGCAATACCTGATCTCAGGCGGATTTTCTCGCAAACACTGCTGGAATATACAATGTAACTACGTTTGTGCTGCCTATAGTGACGGCATTCAGCTGGCTACCGGAAAAATTCCAGATACAGTAAAGCTTGGCAGACCTAAACCTTGCTCCTGCCACATCCATTCCGAAGTTATTGATCAAAAGAAAATCCGGAGATGCAAAGTTGTAAGGTGCAGCAAAGGTAATTACATCCTGCCCCTGGGAGTTCTTGCCCGCTGAAACAAAAGACCAAGAAGCCGAACCGCTCGTAAACTGTGCGCAAGGTGTTCCGCTATCGGCGATCAGCGCCCCAGCCGCATTCCACAAGCGAAAACCATACCGCGCTACTGGCGCTGCCTGGAAGGCAGCCGCGAAGTACTCGCCTGACAACGGCGCGGTATTTATGCTGTAGCGAATCATCGAGAAGCCGGTCCAGTTGCCTGGTGATCCTTGGATTTGAGCCCAGCCGAAACCCATCGACCCGGCGACTCTGTCCAGTTTTACAAAAACCAAGGGGGGCTCTTGAGTAGTAATCGGCCTCAAAAAATTAGTATACGAGTTGAATCCGTCACTGCCCGGAGTGAACCGCCCGGACGAGATTATCGACAAACGTGAAAATTCGGAGTCCAGGGTAACGGTGTCGCTGTTGTTGGTGAAACGCATCCCGTATGACATCTAGCGAAACCTCATGACTATTAACCGCTGAGTACCACTAGCGGAAATTCCCTCAACAGCTGTTCGGTGACCTCGCCAAACCCTAACAACTCCATTCATCATTTCGGGCTCAAACTGCCTCGCGCGAGGATCTTGAGTGGACGGATCCGGCAAGGGACCTATTGGCACCGTGACGGCACAAGAGTTAGCGGGCGTACAACCTGGCACAGATATATCCCAATATGAGCCGGGAGGTGACCCGGCCGTCAATAAAGTCGAGAGTATGATTCTAGCGGTGAAAGAATTCTCGTTAAGTTCAGGCTCACCGCTCGGCCCCCACGTTCTAATTCCGTAACTCATGCCGAGAGATCCCCCCACTGATAGCGCTTAATGCCGTTCTCGTCATACACCTTGCCGCCATAGTTATTAATAACTTGGCGGGCCTGGCCTCCCAGCGCACTATTTATTTCGAAAGTACCATCAAAGAACAGTTTCCAACCGCTGACGCCCGCCACGTAGTTGTTCGACTGGATATAGTTGCCAATCTTGGCGTTTGTGATCGAGCCGTCTTGAATGAATGCTGAGCTCATGAACACTTGTCCGCCCTGCACAACAAACGGCGTGGAAATCGCGCCCCCGGCGATTGTGTTCACAATCGCAAACCGGTCCGCACTCACCAGGAACTGGCTCTGCAGCAAGCCGTCTGCGTTCTGCTCAATGCCAAGGCCGATGCCGGCGTAAACGTACTGGCCGTTTGAGTTAACCTGCATCTTCACGGCCCACATCGTGGACAACTTGCCGTCGGTGGCGGCCTGCGCTCGCGCAGTGACCTGCACCGACGCTCGCGCCTCCCAGCTCGCCAGGGCGCTTGCCAGTTCGCCCTCATCCGATCCATCGCGACGAGCGCCCGCCACCGCCTCAAGCGTGGAGGTCTGCGAGGCGATGGATTTGTTCGTGTCAGCCAGGGCCTTATCCACGGTCTGAATGGTCGCCGAGTTGTTGTCGACTTCCCCTTTGAGCTGGGTCAGGCGCTGGGCCGTGGATTCCTTGTCGGTGGCCACCACCTGCTCCAGGGTGCTCAGGCCAGCCTTGTTGTCTCCCACGGCAGCGTCGAGTGAAGTCAGCCTCGTTACGGTCGCCTCGTTCTCGGTCGCCCGAGTGCGGACCTCCTGCGCAAATGACGCGGTGCTGCTCCAGCCCTTCAGCGCATCGGCCAGCTCCCCCTCGCCGTCATCTGCGCGCCAGTTGGCTTGCAGTGATTGCAGGGACGACACATGTGCGGCGACCACGCCGTCGAGCTCGTCGATTCCGGCGCTATTCTTCTCGACCTGTGCCGCCAGGCCATTTGCAGACTGCACGACCTGCCCAATGTCCAGCCATAACCCTGGGTTGGGTGGCGCGGTCGATCCGTCGGCTGCCGCCGGCACATCGATCTTGGCCTGGTACAGGCGTTGACCCTGGCGCACCGTGTCATCCTTGGCGTAGCTCTTGTCCTTGCTGTACTCCAGGGCATCAACCAGTTCGCCGATTTCGTTGCGCAGCTCGGTCAAGCGCTCATCTACAGAGCCTGGGCCGGTCCCGGAAATTTTGTCGATCTCGTCCAGCAGCTCCTTGCCAAGCTCGGTTTTGCCGATTTGACCGGCGATCAAGTCGAGGATCGGTCCGGCCTCGGCACTGGCCTGGCCTAGCACGCCATCCTTCACCGGATAGAACGGCCCGACGTTGCCGGTCCGATCAACCAGGCGCGCCCAGAAGAAGAACCGTGCGCCCGCCAGCAACGACTGCATGCGGTAGTCGGCCTGCGGGTATGCCAGGTCGGCCAGCTTCGTCGCAGCAGCCAGATCATTTGCTGAGCCATACCAGAGTTCGGTCCGCTGGGTGTCCTCGGCGCCCGCGGGGAAACCCCACTTGATGCCGATGCCGAACAGTTCGCTGGTGGTGGCCAGGAACGACACAGCCGGCGGTAAGCCCTCCTTCCCCTTCAGATTCGTCAGCATCGACGACTTCCAGATCGAAGAGTTCTCGAAAGCGCTCACGGCACGAACCCGGGCCACATAGGCGCCGGCGTAGATCCCGGCGATATCGACACTTGTCGACCCGGTCCGCTGCACCTTGATCCAGTTGCCGCTGTCCTTGCGCCACTCGACATCGTAGGCCACGGCACCGGTAACAGCGGGCCATTCGATAGTCATCGTACTGACCGCCATGCCCTGCTCCACCGCGTAGTGCGACGACACGCTGACACTTGCCGGCGGCGGAACTACGGTGATCGGAATCACACTGGTCGGCCGCTCTTCCAGGCGAGCGCCGGTGTCGATACTGGCGAACTTGCTCGGCTCGTATTGCAGAGCGCTGATCTCGTAGTTGCCCTCCGTGGTTCTGGTTGTGCTCAGCACCCGGTACAGCGGGATAGCCAGGTCATCGGCATCCAGCGCCCAGACCATTTCAGGCAGCGGCAGCTGTGAGTATGCGGTGGTTACCGTCACGGTGCGGCCCGCTACGGACTGAACCGTGCGCCCCTCGCACGTGCCATTGGGCAGATTCAAAATCAGCCGGTCACCGGCCTTGGCCTGGGTATCGCGGTCCAAAGTCACGGTCCGCCCGGCCGCAGCCGATATCCGGCCTCCAATCGGTCGGCCAGAAAGTAGCTCATCCGCCACCGGAATTACGTGCCCAGGCAGCGGAATGCACCCCTCCATGCCGGTCGTGAAGCTCACTGTCCGATCAAGGCTGTTGCTCAGCACCACCCATTTGCCGCGGCGCTGAGCCTCAGATGCCCTGGTGCAGCCGATGGCGCTGATCTCCGTAGGCTTGTCGCCCAGGCGGCGCT